CAAATGGCCAGAAACGGCATTAAGTGGGCCTAAAAAAATAGCCGTATTGTTCGCGGACTCTTGAAAGCCTTTAGCCATACGAGCATTAACATCGGCGGCTTGCTTCGCATCTTTGCCATAGTCTCTAACCCGTTTTTTTGCCGCTTCCATTTCACTAATAAACTGAGCATTTTCAGCACCCAGTTTAATAATAAACTGACCAATTTCTTGACTCATGGATTATCCTTTTCTTACCACGCCGGACATGCCAGACATTGACGCTTTCATTAATCGCCAGTCTTTTTCTTCAACGGGTTTTTCGCAGTGGTAAATATCGAAAATTTCAGGGCTGACAGGATTCTTGCTGTGCGCGTTATGAAACATGCTGAGTTGGTAATTGCCATAGTAACGCTGTGGGTCTTGGTACCAAGGCCGATTAGTAATAGCCTGGTACCAACCATCTAAATCACTGCAAGTCATTTCTGATAACATCTGCTTTACGTCTAACCTGCCCATGCGCTCGGCAAGTTGGTACCCAAAGCTATAACCTGCCAGCCCTAGGGGTTTCCCCCTTGTTCAACTTTGTCATCCATTCCTGAGACCTTAAACGCAGCCTGAGCAAGCGTGTTTAGATCACCGTCTGGCAATTGCTCAACTTGATAAAGCAGCTTATCAAATTCTACTTCAATGCCAGGCTTTAAACAGATGGCCACTAAAAAAGCGGTCTGCTTACGGTTATTTTTTGAAAGCACCCATGTTTGGGCATAATATCGGCCTAATTCCTGTGGATCATCAATATCCTCATCAATAGCGGCTGACTTCATACTAGCCAAACCCTCAGAGCCAATCCTGAAATACTCACAGCGGTCAATAGCTGACGGTTCATAAATCGTAAACTCTTTACCCATACAGGGAACGGGGATCTGTTTACGTGATTCAAGGGGAAAAATATTCATTCATGCACCTATACAGCAGGGGTTTCGAGGTATTCACCAGACAGTTTAAATTTCACTGTTCTCTGAATGGTTTCCTCTTTTGTGACTGATTTACCCCATCCGGTAATGTGGGCTTCAAAAGAGTCATAAGAGCCATCAGGATATTCAATCTTGTAAAAAAAGTTGCTCTTAGTCTGTTTGTCATCCTTCAGCGCCTGTTGGCCAGTATCCTTAGAATCAAACTCAAGAATAGCTGAAAGCTCACCAGGATCAGTTGTACCTGGCTCAAAGCGCTTAAATGAATCGTCACTATCTAAATAGCTTTTTTCTGAGCTAGAGCGGGTTTGTTCCGCTGGGGTAATATCTAAAAGTTTTGCAATACGGGTATAGGTTACTCCGTCATTAGAACGGAAAAATTTAGTGCCTGAACCGATCATATAAAATTCCTCATTGCAGGGTTATTTTGAATGTAATAGTTAACGAACATAAATTTGATTCAGTATCGGTTTCATACTCAAAACTAACACCTAGAATCTTGTTTTTTACGTGCTCAATTTTCTTATTATTGAACGTGTCCCAAATTACTTTCCCACGCTTATCAAGTAGCTCTTCAGGGTGATAATGATCTCCTTTTACACAGCTAATAATCTGCAATAAATACTGAGTTTCGTTTTCATCTTCATCAGGTTTACGGATAATCAGTGGATCAGATAAATAGATAAGTGAGGCGGGTAACTCATCGGGATTTACATTAGTGCGTCCTGGTAAAACACTATCGGTAAAAGCCTTTTCAGCAAATGCATCAGTAAGTAAGTTAACCGCCTCTAAACGGGCAGCATTAGTATGATCAAAAGGGTTATAACTCATTTTTTAAGCAATCCTATTTTTGCCTGGCGCAATAGTTCTGCGGCTAAAAAATTGCCCGCATTATTTCTAAGCTGTGATCTGGTTTCTCTTATTGCATGGCGGGTAATGGCTGATTTTGTTTCGAGCTTAATGACTTCAAGAGGGTAACGGCTAGATCCAGTTCGGCGCATGACCTGGTAACGGCCCTTAAGCACCCCTTTAGCGTGTTTGGTAACACCTGCGGCCACAAAGGCACCACTGAAAACATGATTGCCCGCCTTAATCGTTTTGCGCTTACGCATACGTGGCAAACGAGTATCTTGGCTTTCAGGCTTACGAATCAATCTAACTACTGGGATCGCAGTGCGGCCCATTTTTATTTGAGCCTCTAGCCGTTTTTGGCTGGCGAGGCGCATTCTAAAACGGGGCTTTTTCTGGCCCGCTTTCCCTTTTGGATCGTGATACTTGAGTACCGATACAGGGATTTTAAGCTGATTAGCGGCATTTTTTATCGTGGCGGTATTAATGGCCCTAGCCATTTTATTGGTACTGGCGGCGGCTGCCCTTGGTAATAATATTGAGCCAAGGCGAGTTAAGTTAGTAATCGCTCGATTCATTTCAGGTACAAAATCAACCTCATACCAACTTAACTTACGCATACTATTTGGCCTTTGGCTTATCGACTTCAGGCGTGAAGTTAACCTTCTCACCACGAGTTAACTTAGCCTTATAACAATTAATGGCACTACGGGCCTCGGCATCAGGTAAATCAACAATACAAGGCTTACCATTAACATTGGATGGAATCTCACCTAATGTTGGTGATTTAAACGGGCTACGTACTTCAACAATCATGATCTGTTCTCCAATTCAAACGGCGTATTACTGCCATCTTTAGGGTGAATTTTCCCCACTCGATGTTCAACACCGTTAATCAATACCAGATAACCACGCTTAAACTGATTAGGCAGCAATGCCGTGGCAACCTGCCAAACATTAACATCTGAAGCCTGATCACCAAGGTAAGTCGTTATCGTGTCCTCAATGGCGCTAACATCAACGCCATCAATAGTGATAGTTTGCCCAAAAGCATCGACCTGGGCGCTATCAAGTAACGCATCAAACGCATCAAACGCCGTCATATTAGACCTTGTTTTTTATGATCCCCTCTTCAACAAGATCATCCGCAACATCAGCGCTAACTTGCTGAGTCCCGGCTTTCAAATGAAGAGGTTTAGTATCAACGAGAATGGTTACGGCATGGGGCAATTCGACCGTGACCAGGATTTTATCTTGTGGCTTGGTTGAACCTTCATTAAGGTTTTGTTTACCATTTGATTGCTGATTAGTGAGATCATCACCAGGCAAAATCTTATCAACCATTTCAGCTAATTGATCTAATGTTTTGCCATCAAGTTCAGAAAGTTCAATATTGTTTTCATGCAAATATTCTAAGGCGAGATTCGTAGCATAGGCTTCTTTTACTTCTTTGTTGCCTGTTGGAATTTCACCACCAAGTAACTGAATCAGTAAATCAATTGCGGTAACTGTCATGTTATTTGTCTCATAAAAAAGGCCGCTATCGCGGCCTTATTAATGTTAAATAAAAGGGTTTGTTTGGATTAGTACGCTTTTAAGTACACAAAATCATCGGGATGATCCGGCACAGGCAATGGCGCTGATTGCGTCATTATAAACTCACCCGCTGGATCATCTTTAGTAAACTCTTTGGGGAAGCGCTCAAACGAATCATAATTCGCTTTTGGGTCATGGATCATGCCATAGCACATAGTACCTTCGGCACTGGCACCGCCCATGATGATTTCGCCATCGAGAACAAATTTCTCTTCAACACCATCATCATTATCAAAGGTTCCGGTATAAACCCAAATTTCAATCGCGCCATAATCGCCCATTTTGACAAATAACTGGCCATTAAAGGCCGCCGTTTCAAGACGGCTGTCACTGCCTCGGCGGGTCTCCAATTTATCTTTGATACATTTAAACTCACAGAACTGGGCATAGGTATGTGAGTTCATGTAAAACGCAGTCACTGGATTGCGAGCATTAGCCATATACGCCGTTAGATCAGAATCTAAGGCATAGGTTTCTTTATTAAGTTGATCCCACTTTGCGGCACCGACTAGCTTAATGGTGTTATTAGGATTGCGCCCAAAATCGATTTCAGATTTAGGGTAAAACTCAGACTCAATAACGACTTTGCCAAACTTAACTAACTGACAACACATCCACTCTTCGGCAATGGTTATTTCATAGTCTTGTTCAATGGCCATATTGCCCATAATGGCATCACGGCGCTCTTCTGGCGTGAGTGGGGTATCATACCCTTCACCAGGTAAGCGGCTTTGTAAATCACTAGGAACCAAAGCATCCAGCGGCTTTAAATACGCAGGAAAAACCGATTGCGTAGAACTGCCTTCGCGGCGGCGCGCAACACCTTGGATAATTGGGCTGACAAACGGTGCACGTTTGTTTTTACGAGTCACTTTATCTAAGTCAATTTTAGCTGACTTAAAAAACATGCGTTTACTGAAAAATAGGCTCGCAAATACAGGCATAAATTTTTTACGTGTAGTTTGCAAACCAATCAGGGTAGCGGTTGTAAGGGCCATATACATTTTCTCCACAAAAAAACCGCCTATTGGCGGTTTTGGTGTTTATTAAAGGATGAATTAAACAGGATAAAGCGGGTTAAACTGGCAAGCTGATATTGATACCTTTACCAACAAAGGCTGCTTTTTGCTTATCTAATGTATCTAAACTGACATGCCAGTTAATTGCTTCAGCATTAAACTTACCGCCATCATAAATAGGCTGGTAAGCGGAGCCATCTGTCGTATCAACATCATGCACATTGATACCGATGGCATTTTGTGTACCGTCGGCAGCCGCTGGATCATGTTTGTATGCCAGTTTATCAGCGGTTTTAATTGCAATAGGTGTATGTGCCGAAATTGTTTGTCCGGCGGCAAAATGTAAGGTGCCAGTGGTATAGGTACCTAAAAAAAGTTGCGATAATGTGTGATTAACCACACTTGATCCTGCTGGATTATACATAGTGTCATCCCCGATAAAACGTAAGTTAAAAATGCAAAACGTTAATTAATAGCTGTTACTTTTTCTTTGGCCCAAAAGCACGATCAAGTAGGCTATTTGCAGCTTGCAAATCATTTTTTTCAGGCGTGTTTTCATCATCGCCCAATGGCTTTTGACTGTGTTCTTGCATCAGTTCTTCTAACTGACCACCATCCGTAAGCTTTTCTTCACCAGCAACGGATAAAGTACCCTTAGCCTGTTCAAGCGTCATGCTTGGCATAGCAGCAAGTGCATGCGCCAGTTTTGGGCGGCTCTTAGCTTCATCACAACCCAATATTGATAAAACGCGCTCATTTTCAGCTTTTACAGCAGTGGCAACATCAGCATTAGCTTTTGCGGCAAGTTCTGCGGCTTCGGCGGCTGCGGCGGCTTTTTCTTCATCACTCATCTTCAACGCTCCTAACGGTTTTTGTGTGCCGGACTTGGCAGCATGATTAATTAACTCTAAATGAAATTCATCAGCACTCATAAGCGCATCAGCAAAACCAATATCGACAATTGCCTGACCTCTAAACGTGGCGCTTTGAGTGCTTAAAACACTTTGCACATCGATACCGCGCCATGTGGCAACTTTATTAGAAAAGAATTGGTGTAATTCAGCCATTTCATCTTGAATTTCGGCTGAAAGTTCAGTGCTAAGTGCATTGTATGGATTGCCATCAGCTTTTTTATCTCCGGCATAAAAAAGCGTGATTTTAAAACCTGCATCTTCAATCGCTTTTGACATATCGGTATGAGCACAGATAACCCCAACGCTGCCAGCAATTGCTGTTTCAGTCACAATCACGCGATCACAACTGGCGGCTATCGCATAGCAGGCGCTACAGGCTAACTCGTTAACAATGGCCCAAATCGGCTTTTTACCGCGCACATGGGCATAAATATAATCGCATAGTGCAAAGCATCCGCTTACCTCACCGCCTGAGCTGTCAGTGTCCAACCCAATAGCTTTAACATTAGGGTCGGCAAGCGCTAAATCGATATTTGCCCGAATGCCATCATAACCAGTCATGCCGGAATATGGCTTCAGCGTACCTAGCTTATGAACTAATGATCCGCTTAATGGGATATACGCCACACCGCCTTTAATTTGATAAGGCATATTAGTACCGCGTGGATTGCTATAGCTTTCTGCCATTTCTAACAACTGCTGACCATCCAGTGACACATCACCATCTTGTAAGCTAGCGACAGGCATGCCACGCCCTTGCAGTGAGCCGATCACAGTGGATAAATAACTCGCTTGCACCATTAAAGGCGTATTAAGTAAACGGCTGGCCAAGTGCAAACTAATTCGGGTCTTACTCATGGGTATTTACTCCGGGCGCTTCAGTAGTAACTTTGCCTTTGCTAGTGTTCCATGGCGCCGTTCTACCTCGCGCCTTCATGTCAAAATCTTCAATATCTTGCTGCTCAACAACTTCATCATAATCTTTGCTAAGGGCCGCCATTTCATCCTCAAGCGTTGTTAACCCAAGCTCTAGCTTTTCCCTGGCTTCCTTCATTTCTTTCAAGCCATCAATGTTTGGCTTACCCGTACCCAACCATTTGCCGCGCGTTAACGCATTTTGACAGGCATAAAAATTATTAATGCCTGGCGGCAATTTAACCCGACCTGCGTTTATTTCCTCTTCAAGCCAATTAGTGAGCATCATCTTACTGGCCCGCGCGGGAACTAAAGCGCGGCGGCCTGAGAAAAAGACAAATGACTGGGCGATACCAGCCCTTGCGCTTGAGTAATTTGTTTTACTGTAGTCACGGCTTAACATTTCATAAGAAACGCCTAAATTACTGGCTAAGTAACGTAAAATACTTGATTCATACTCAGCCATACCGCCAGGCGCACTAGAACGATGTAGATTCAGTTTTTCATTCGGCAATAAGTGCGGTACGCGCATACCATTAAGGCGAATATCAGCGCCATCGTGGTAAGCCTGGGTATTGCCTAAATAGTTGGCTAATGGATCAACACTGCTATCACCATTACCAGTACCTAACACCGCCGCGCGCATAATTTCTGAGTCCATTTCTGACTCAATTGTGGCGGCAAAAAACGCATTGATAATGGCATTTTGCAGCGTGGCATCTTGGAATTTATCCAATAGCTCAATGCGCCTTAATGATGAAATCAAATCTGAAATGGCTCTAGTTTGGCCATCTTCCCACGGCTCAAATAAGTGCAACATTTGGCGACGGCCCCAAGGTAGGTATTGCTCGATATAACGCCATGAATGTCCGCCGGGCTCGCTTGGGTGGCGCTCTCTAGCCCAGTAACCCATTACCCGACCATAATCGCCCAGTTTTACCCCATATTTGCAGGTATCGGTATTTGATTTGCCATGCGGGTTTGAAATGCGATCAGGACTAATTAACTTAAATGAAGTCTTGTTTTTAGTACCTTGTTGACTAAACCAGGTACTTTGCATAAATCCTTCATTGCGGCGAGTGTGTGTTAATACCAGTTCACGCATCATCATCGTTAATGTGCGTTTACCTTCTGCATCAATAAAGCCACGATCATCATCAGCATAATCATGAAAACGGCGCTCAATATCCTTTGCCCATTGGCGCCCGACCTGCGGATCAACACCTAATAAGGCCCAATCAGGTTTAAGCTGTAAGCGCCAGTGGCTGCCAACGATATAATCAACATGCAATTGCATACCACCACGCGCATAGGCATGGCCAGTAACTAACTTGTCACCCCTGGCATGGGTATTAGCTGCTAATGGCTGTAATAGCCTGTCAATCGACAAAGGACCATTACCAAACAGCATTGTGGTAGCGGTGGATTGGTTATTAGCGCTTGCGCTGGCAGCCATAGCGAATGGCTTACCGTTCATATCAACTATGCTCATAGATTAATCCGTATAGCTGAACGTCCACCGCTTAATTGCTGAATATAGCGCTCAAGCTCAGCCATATTAGTTTGCTGAAATTGGACGTTTTTATCGCCGCGAGTAACACTAACCACCTTAGTTCCAGTTAAAAGAGCGTGTTTAGCGGCTTGTGCTTGTGCAAGTAATTGTGAATTAGTCAGGCTCATTATGTGTTGTTCCTTTGGCCGAGTTTGCCATACGGATTAGAGGATTTAGTGAGTGCCGGCTTTTCTTTATCCCGCTCTAATGCTTTGGCATTAAGATTTAAACCAAAGTGTTGAATGCTGAGTTCGAGGGCTGTAAAACTACCCACCGCGCAATCCCATGGCTCATTGCGGCGGCCTCGATCAATCCACACTAACCTTACTTTACGGTTATGGCGCTTAAGCTCTTTTTCTTCAGCGGTAAGCTGTTTGAAGTAAACCTCATCAGTAAAATCAGCAATGGGGTAATGGCAATAACCACTGGGATAAAACCCATCATCACCCTTGATAAGATTGTGCCGATATTCCAATGTGTTTTTTACGCTTTCGGTATCAACCATCGTTAGGTAAACACCATGCACATTCGCCTTACGCGGGAACGTGGTCGGCTTGTCGTATTCATTCCATCCCTTAGTGGGGATCAAAGTGAAAATACCTATGCGCTTACAAAATGAGTAAACCTCTTTGGTATAGTGACCACCTGAGTCAAAGCAGCCACGGGTTAACTTCAGTTTCCGACCATCTTCAGTGGTAAATTCAGCCTTAAGAATTATTTCTAATTCATTCCATATTTCAGGCTCTTTTGGATTACCAAATACCCTAAAATAACTAATCAGATAACTTTCGTTATTTTCGTCATAGGCCCTTAGTTCACCCTCAACCCGATCATTCTGCATATCGAGCCCGGCAAATATCACCAGGGCTTTGCGTGGTAATAGCAACTTACCATTCGCATCAACAGGGAAATGCTCCCGCCTTTCATACAATGATCCATGTTCTAGCGGTCGAGTGGCGTTTTTCCACGTTTCGCCAAGTGTGGTATTAACAAAGCCTTTAAACTTATCAATCAGACCTTTATTCTTTTTTTGATAATAAGCATCAAAAAAATCATGTAGCATTTCAGACCAGGTATACCAAGGGCTATATGCTGTCCAAATATGAAAGGCCACATGCCTAGGTGGATCAATTAGGTCGCCATCAACTGTCCTAAATGCGCTAGTGCTATCAATCCAAACACCACAGCTAGGATCTATCCATCGACCATGCTTAATCATCCAATCAAGTTGGTCATTCGTGATTTTCTTATGGCAACTCTTATGCTCGCACTGGTAATAAATCGTTTTAGCGGCATCTTCCTTTGGGCTGAGTGAGTCGGGGAACTCATCTGGGAATGAAAACTTAAACCCATAATCTTTATCTTTACCGCCCCACTTTAATACCTGTTCGCCTTTACAGTGTGGGCAAGGTACGTGGTACCTAAAAAAGAAATCAGCATTATCGACTTCCTCCTGGATGATAGATCCCTCTTCATCCTTTGGCGTGGTACCTCTAACAGACTTAGGAAAAAGTGAGTTAGAGATACGTTTGTCACCCAATGTTAGCGGTGAACCTTCGCCCTCAATATCACGGTCAAATGCTTCTAGCTCATCGTAAAATGCACAATCCTTTGTCATCCGACGATAGTTACCGCCAGACTTACCACCGCGAATGTCCATTATCGAACCGATAAAGGTTTTCTTTAAAATGCGGTTAAATTTATTACTGGTAGCACCCCAAGGAAACACCTTGGCCATTACCTCAACGTCACGCAGCATAGGCGTAAGTTCGGTAAGTGAAAAATCCTCTGCATCGGGTTCGGTAGGCTGGAAAAGTACCGTATTGCGCTTTTTGTGCTCATGGAAATAGCCAAGCGCAGCCAAAATCATTTTGGTATAGCCAACCCTGGCAGATTTAATAAAATCAACAATGCGAATGTCATCATTGCTAATGCAATCCATGATCGCTTTTTGAAATGGGATAGTTTCCCAGTTTCCTTCGGTATAACTGGATTCAGCAGACAAATAAAAGTGTTTATCGGCCCACTCACTTAGGGTTAAGGATTCAGGCTTGCTAAGTGTCTGTTTCCATGCCTCCGCTATCGCCATACTTAAAGCAACTAGCGAGGTACGATTCCAGGTCAATTGGTTCCGTTGCTGCATTTCTCGCCTTAGTAATTTGCTGTTCGATAATAGCTAAACGTGACTTAGGCAATTCAGGCATGGCGCGGGATATTTTTGCAGGAATACCATCAAGTATCCCGGCGACCTTCGCGCCTTTATCGGCGGTCATCTGCATGATCATTTCAATTGGAGCGACTTGGCCAAGCACTTTTAATACTTCAATTTCCATCTTGTCAGCTTTCATCTTTACCAATCTGGCATCATGCCAATCAGTATTAATGGGCTGTCCATCAGCAGTGGGGCTTGGTACTGACTCATCACCGCCTTTGATCTGTTGCTTAATATGCTGAATGTAATTTTGAACGCAGGTTTTTAGGCAAAACCCATTAGTGCCGCGCTTATCTGATAAAATGCCCTGTTTCATCAGGTTTCTAACTTGCCGCTCACTTAAACCGATCATTTCACCGATTTCAGTTTGAGTCGCCATTACCACACCTAACTAAATCGTTTATGTAAAGCATTAAGGCAGCAAGTTGGTCATCACTCCAAACTTGCCCACCTTCAACGTAATAATGCTTATCAGGGGTACTAATAACCGCCTTATCTATATCAATCGGTTCGATCACTGGCGGCGTTATGCTGCACTGAATCGGCGCCGTCATCTGGCTTAATCCCGTCATCTGGCTGCACCCTGCCAAAATGGCTATGAACAGCCCGGCGAGGATTAGCCTTAATTGCGGTGCGGGTTTGCTCATTAACTTTGCGTTTTTTGGCACGATAGACCTCAATAAAAACGGTTAGAATTAACTGAAATAAAACCCGCAATAACCTAATCATGGCGGGCATTATTTTTATTGGGATTCAGCGCAACATACTTATCCATCCAGCCAGTGATCATGGCTAGAAACTTGGTAATTTTTAGTAGCCATACATCATCAAAAGTGTTTTCTGTCCACTTAGTAATAGGCACTAAAATCTTAACTAAGGCGCTGGCGAGTCCGATAATGGAACAAGCAGTAATGAGGCAACTCGCCAAAATACCGCCGACCTCTACACCAAACACAGTAATGAATGCGTTTGGATCAGTGGCAAGTTGAGCGGTGGCGTCTGTGGTTAGCGTTGCCAGTTCGGCAAGCATTGGATCAGCGAAAACAAATACTGGCATAAAAAATACCAGTGCAGCTAAAAGCACTTTGCAGATTTTCATGGGTTATCTCCGGTAGAGTTAGAGTTCTTCCCGATACGCCGGGACACTGATAAAGCCCCGTTTAGGGCTCCAAATTTTTAACGGTGAGTCATCATAGTTTTGGCGGCAATCAATATGCAGCCAATTAATGTCAACCTCGATAAATCGAATATTGGAGTAAATGGTATGGTTATCGATAATATGCGCGTGAATAAATGCCAGTGGCGTAGCAGTAATAATATCCAGTGCGCGGCCAAAGGTATGCTGGCTAGTCTGGGAAAAATCTTTACTATCAGCCGTTCTAAGACCGCTATACTGACGAGCACCATTTAGGTGCCAGTTGTTTATTGTGAATCCGTTGTCATGCCCCAAAGATCGCAAGTTATCCCGCAATAAATCTGCGGCGGCAATGATCCTTTGATCCATGTACTCTATAGACGCATTGCCACGGCGCTGATACATAGCTTTTGGTACAAACTCTTGAACTACAAAATTATTCAGTTGCATCTGTTGTTACCTATTGGATCTTTTTAATGTGCATGGCCAATTTAACGGCCCATTCCAAAGCTCTAACGCCGCCTAGACCAGCAGCAGAGCCAAGCAAGATCATGTGTACCAGGCTTAAACCTTCCAACACTCCGGCAGACCAAAGCGCCACACCACCCATCAGTGCTAAAATCCATTCGCCAGCAAAGCGGCGCCAGTCGATAGCCTCATCACTGATTAATTTTTTGGCTAATAATCCACCTGTTACAAAGCTCAAAATGGCTAGTAGACCTTTGAGGTGTTCAAGAGTGATCATGTCCTTCAATGAAAAAACCCCAAAAAAAAGCCCCTTCAGAGAAGAGGCTAAACAGTGAATGCCAACAAAATGGATTGGATAAGCAGAAACGCCAGGCATGAAAATAGACGTAGTAATATGTTAAGCTTAGGCGTGTCATATTACAATAGTAAATAAGTAAAATATTACAATATTAGGATTTTAATCCTAAATCTTTTTATCAAAAAACCACATCAAACCAAAATAGATAACAGCTAAAAAATGATTGTTAAAAAATGCCATTCCCATGATAAGCCACCCTATAAACAACAAACATAAATAGCTGGTCGAGGCATACACTAAAACCCTAAATTCACGCTTAAAGTAACGTTTATCTTCCTCAGTCATTATTAATAAACCCACCATTTTCTAATAAAAATTTAGGGATGATTTCTAATGCTTGTCTGTTTTTATCAGCCTGAGCCTTAGCCCCCATAGAGCCCAAATTAAACCAAATAGCATCTAATCTATCGGTACTGGTTTTTAGCTCTAACATTAAAAGGCGGTGATGAGATAGTACATGCAAAAAGGCAGTAAATATCTCTATCAGATACAAAGCCTCATGAATTGCATCATCAAGGGCATGGTGTTTTATGCCATCGAATACCAAGTTATATTTAGGATCGATACCAAGCAGTGCTCGGCCCATTAACACCACTGTTCTTAAGCTCTGATTGGCGCCAAAATCCCAAGGTGGAACAATTCCAAACTGTTCGTAGGCATCAACTAAAATAACGTTGTCAAACTCACTACCATTGCCCATAACTTGTGGCCTAGCGCCATTAGGGTAATGCGCTGTGATAAACTGACTCAGTAGATCAAGCGCTTCATGCAATGGCAACCGATTCGATTGAGAACCAAAAACCTCATCATAGGCCACGGCATCTGTTTCTTTTTTATCATTCCACCACTGAGTAACTTCAAGGTTAATGCTGCGTTCTGGCTGTACTAAGTCACACCTAACGTAAAACTTACCTAAGATCTCACCACTAAAAACATCAGCAACCGCCGCGCCAATAGTCGCAATTTTAGCATTGCTTGCCTTGCCAAGAGTCTCAACATCGACAGTGGTTATAACCTGGTAATCTTCTTTTCTAATCGGCTTCATTATCTTTGATCTCTCTAATACATTTAGGGCAAGCAATAGATGTAATTTCATCTGCTGTTTCAACACGATGCCAACCTTGAGAAGCCGCTTTAAATGCGACCTCTCCAACATTGCAATCTTCAGTGGATAAATGCAGCCTGTTCTCACAATTACAACAGCCAACAACATAAACGGCTATAACTGTGATCTCATCAATTTCAACGTTTGATAACTTCATTTGTTTTCACCAAAGTGAGGGAATATAGGCGACTCATACTCTGCCCAACCTAACAAGCGATAATCATCACTAAAGACTATGGGCTCATAAAAATCATCAAATTCATGATGTGATTTATTAGTTACCCACCCAATAGATTCGTGAGGTTCACCATCTGTATTAACCAAATAATCATCATCAATTAAATCACCATTATCATCATAAGCGAGTGGCCTATTTTGATAGTTGGCTAAAAAAACGATAACCTTACAAGTTTTATCATTATAAATAGCTATCCAGTATTCACATTCTGTTCCTACTGGTATATCAGGGATTAAATCAGGCGATTGCCATTCTGGTCTATAAGAGGCCAATTCTTTTTCAAGCTTCACATAGTCACTATAACGCACTAGCGAACCGTTGCGATCAGCATGACAAGTCTTTGGAGCCTTAATTCTAAGTACCATAAAAACCTCTATTAACTATGACTCTTTAAAATAACATTGTGATGAGGATAAGAGTTGCGAATAAAGCGGCTAATCCTAATGGCCAATCGAACATGGCCAAACCCCATTGATTGCCAGTAAAGGCAATCTAAAGCACCGAGCACTAAGGCAATATTGACATCAGCCTTACTTGCAATTGCAGCATCTAAGCTCTTCTTATGGTGAATAAAATGCTGTAAAAAGTGCCTCACACTATTGTTTTTCTTTCCGACGACCTTGCTGCTATCTTCATCTTCATTCGTTTTCTTTTTTGCCATTTTGCTTATCCACTCTCTTTTTTATAAGGGCATCAATACCAAGCTGTTGCCATTTTTTACGCTTAATATAACGAACCACTAAAGCAACAATGATGGGGCTGACTGGCCAAGTTAAAATTAACAACACATTAAACAGTAACTTTGCGGTGATAACTAAAAATTGATACTGATAACTCAACAGTTCAAATATAAACGCTTCACTAAACACATTAAAAATATAATGTTTAATCCATACCTTTATAGGCTTGTTGTAATCATCAACACCAAACCCAGTTAATAAATCAGAGGATTTTTTCAATTATTCCACCCTGTTCAATTATTAATAAAAACAAAAATAGTGAAAATGCAAAAACTAAATAAGCATTGCCTTTATTTTTACTTTTTTTATCCATAATAAGCCTCTTAAGTGTGTTTTTTAAGTGCTGCTAAAAGCATTTGATAAGCCTTTTCGGCGCCATTGCCACCATGAATATTGGCATCATCAAACACTTTTTTATGAAAATTAACGGCGGGCAGACGAACGGCTGGCGGCAAAGCAGCAATGATCAACTGAGCCTGAAGGTTACGTTTATCACATAACAATAATGGCACCTCGCCACCATGCTCGATGGCTAGGTTTCTTAATTTATCATTACTGTATATTTGGCCAAATGATAAATAATCATTGTTATAATCTAATGCAACTGCTTGCTGCATCGACTCTGGTAAAACAAAAATCTGAGCCATGATCCATCCCAAATCTGAACGGGAAGGGATGCCAAAGTAAAACAATGGCATCGGCGGCTCTTTTAGTTTCACTATCTCAGAGATCAATTTGAACTCGCTAAAACTTTGGCCCAACAGTTGATCGCGGCCTGAGTTGATCTAGTATTCATCCGGCTAACATCATGCCTAGATACTCCGGTTAAATTGGCTATCTCAGCATGATCATGCTCTCCGGCTGCCAACAGACTAACAATTTTCATAACCACTTTTTCACTTAACAGCTTATTGCGCTTTTTAGATTGGGTCATGTTAGTCGTAGCACTATTAAATGAACTTACCCCAATTGCTCGCCCGGCTGCAGTGACTTTCTTAGGTGATGAAACGTTATCAATAATAGGCTTTGGCGGCGGTATGTACGGCTCACCACGGCGGTATCCCCCATGCGATAAATTATGAGAAATAACTTGTGTATAGTCGGCGCGGCTGACTGTTCCTGTGTTGAAGTGTGGAAATCTTAAAGAGGTTTCACTCATATCGTAACTCATGCCATATCCTTTCTAGTTTAGTATTATATTACTATTCTAATCCTTTAATTCTGTTCGTCAATATTGCTGCTCATTTTTTGACAACCGGAAGTGAAAAGCGGAAGTGATATTTCGATATTTAAATATCATAATATTTAAATATTCACGAAAAACAATGGCTTAAAACAGCCACTTATGAAAAGCGGAAACGGAAACCAACATTTTCATTTTCAAAAAAATTGCGGGATTCCGAGCCCCCGCGACCCCTCAGTCAAGGGGCACCCCATAAGTACCTTTTTAAGTCATTGATTTAAAAGGCTTTTCACCTACACTCACTGGTTGACCAGTTGTTTTTCAATCTGGTTGACCAGTTAGGAATCGGTGTAAGTTATTGATTTATATAGATTAATGACAATGTTTGTCATGTCCGAGGCCATGCCGCCCCGGTAGCCTGGTCATATAGAAGCCGAGGCCATGCCGCCCCGGTAGCCTGGTCATATAGAAGCCGAGGCCATGCCACTATAAAAAATATTTTAATATTTTAATATTTTGATATTGACACGCCCCGCCTTAATAATTAATATGAGGCTCATAGGGTAGCCACTAGGGCAGCCCATCACCAGGGAACTGAGACCATGAAGATTCAAGATGCATTAAACCTACTGGGCCTAACTGGCACTGTCACAAAGCAAGAAATCAAAAAGGCGTACCGCGCCGCTTCTCTTAAATACCATCCTGACCGCAACCCATCTGGTAAAGAAATGATGCAAGCCATTAATGCTGCATTTGAAGCGCTAAAAGACTTAGAAGAGGTTACAGGCTCAGAAGATAGTCAAGAGGCTTACGACTTTGCAGAACAGTTAAGCGCAGCGCTAAACATGGTGAGTTCTCTAGCTGGCCTGGATATTGAGGTTTGCGGCAACTGGGTATCGCTGAGCGGTGACACCAAAACGCATAAAGAGGCGATTAAAGAGGCTGGCTTTAAGTGGGTCAAGAAAAAAGTCATGTGGTACTTCCGTCCTGAAGACTATAAAAGCTCAAATCGTGGCGGCTGGTCGATTGATCAGATTCGTGAGCAACACGGTTCAACTAAGGTCAGAACACAATACCGCACCGCATTAAACTAAGGGATAAGATCATGGCTAAAGCATTAGTAACCAAAGGCGCGATAGCGCTATCCGGTAAACCAAGTGAAAAGGCGTTTATTGATGAATGGGCTAGGCAGGTTATCGGCAAGTGGTGTGCTATTGCGGCGGTTGACTCTGACGAAAACGAATACACCCTAATCTTAGGCTTTCGTTGCTGCAGCGTTGCGGAAATGCGCGAGGATGTTTCAGACGCCAAGAGTGTAGCAAAATGTGTGCTTGAAGAAAGGGCAAATCAAGGCCGTGATTACTTTGTACTGACATACGTTGATAACGGTGAAACGTTCGCTGAGTTTTCAGACTTTGACAAAGATAAAGTGAAGTATGAAAAAGAATGCGCTTGCATGAAAAAAATGAAAATCCACAAAGTTAGTTATTCATCCGACTGCGTAAAACAACTGCTTATTGAGTTGAACAAAGAGCCATCTTAAGAGGGCTTTTATCGGCTAAACAAACTTATAGGGCGGCCAATAGGGCCGCCCATCACCAGGGGACTGAGACATGATAAACGTATATACAATAAGAGAAGGGCGCGAAATTTGGATCGCTCGCATCAGACCAGCAGCGGCGATAACCTGGGAAAAGCGCCATCCTTACCACATTTTCAAATAAACTAAGGCCGCGTAAGCGGTCTTTAATTTTAAAATATTTTAATTTTTTAAAATTAAAATATTGACTCGTTTTAATATTATCGACTAAAATAAAACTCATAGGGCGCCACTTGGGCAGCCCATCACCAGGGAACTGAGACCATGACCGAATCACAAGCCATTATCACCCGCGCTTTCAATGCTAACGCCGCCGAGTTTCTTACAACAATCTGTAAGCGCGAGCATATCGATTTAAACTCTATCAAACACACTAATGATCGCTTTGTTATCGGGTTCGTAAATACGGGCCGCTATGTCACGATCAGAACGGTTACAGATATTAAGAACAATGAAACTTATCCCACTTATACAAAATTAGTTTTTTCGGTCTCAACGCCTGGCCAAAATTATCATGAACATTTAAGCGCCATCGAAGCCGGGGCCGTTCGCTACACTGGCGAGGATCTAAGGGCAAGGCCATTTAATGTTGACGGTGTTAATTATTGGGGCTTATGGTCTGAAGAACATCAAGGCTTCATCGGCTTTGATAATAAGCTCAGCGCTTACGCGCCAGCGGGCGGCTTTCACTCAGTAAAAAGTTTAACTAGCGGTGGAATCGCCAACAATGCAGCCATATTCATTTGCAAGATTTAATTAAGGCAGCCACAAGGGCAGCCCATCACCAGGGAACTGAGATCATGAAAGCAATCAATGCAAAAGAGTTTAAAAACGCTTGCCGAGCTTATAGCCGTTCAAACTCAAAATTTCGTCCAACTCATACTGAAAGCCTAGTAAGGGTTTACGGTTATGAATTAGCTTATTTAGTTGAAAAGTTTGAACACTATAAAAACCAACTAGGTACAACAAACATCCATGTTAGAACTAATTATCGAGCTTATGCCGTGGCTCAATTTAGCCATCAAGAGTGGTTATCTCAAGCTAAGCGATTAACGCTATCTTGGCGCTATTTTGACACCACAAAAAAACACAAATAACTCTAACTAAGGCGGCCAGATTGGCCGCCTATTTTTTTTGATATTTTAATATTTTGATATTGTGATATTTTAAAATCTGTGTAAAATTAAGTCATAGGGTAGCCACTAGGGCCGCCCATCACCAGGGAACTGAGACCATGAAAAAATATCTCTCTGAGTTAGCCATACTGCTAAGCATCATCATCTTTCAAGCCGTAAAGGATGGCTTTAACCCACTGCTAGGGCTCGTTTTAGTGGTTATCCCTTGCGCCATCGTTTTAATAGTAAAATTGCTTGATATTAAAAAATTAAAATATTAATATGTGTTGAGGGTGGCTACTGGGCCACCCATTACCAGGAAACTGAGATCATGATTACATCACAAGATAAATACTCAATCGTACTAAACTTAATATACTTTTCGTTTATCTTACTGCTGATTAGTTGCGGTGCTAAATCACATTTCTTTATTCCTTTCTACCTCATCACCTGCGGCATTCCATCGGCACTAATGGCCATCATGCGCCATAAGTCAGACCTAAGCCCAACCCAACCACCAAAAGCCATCACAGCGCCAATTGCGGCGCCAATGAATAACGTTGTACAGCTACCAAAACAACTCAATATAAAAAAGCCGGTACTGTGGGACGGGAAAAATTTACGCGGCACCTGGACAGCAACACGTAAGGCCGATGGCGTAAGAGCAACAGTGATAAACGACCAAGTGTTAACGACTGGCGGCAATCCTTGGCCAATCAGTTTACAGCAGATGAAAGGCGCAAAAGATGCAGAGATCTACTTCGGCGACTGGTACACCAGCATTAAGGCCATGCGCGGCCAAGTCGAAGTAAATCCCGAAAATGTATACCCACTCGATACCCCAGATCCCCGCCTAATGATTGGCAGCCTAACCAACCCAACAGCCGAACAAATTACCGATCTACTCAATCAAGTGGTTTTGGCAGGGTGGGAAGGGCTGGTATTACGCCAGGGCGATACATGGATCAAAGTCAAAAAATCAGAAACCCATGATCTCGAAATTATCGCAATCAACTACAACAAAAATAAAACGGTTAAATCCCTTGTCACCTGCATGGGCTCCGTTGCCAGTGGCTTAACCAACGAGCAAAAAGCCGAGATCAAGCGCAACCCTAAAGCCTATATAGGCAAAATTATTGAGGTTTCAGCCCTAAGCACTACCGCCAACGGCAAACTAAGAGAACCGCGCTTAGAGCGCTTCCGCGATGACAAGGGGGCTAAGTAATGGCCTCATTCACTGCGGAACACATGGACACGCTAAAAGCAATAGTGAGGCACTTACCCGGCTGGCGGTTAGAAACTCGTTTAAATGAGGTCTATGACCACACAGCCGAAATCATAGGCCCGAACAAGGCCATGCTAAACATCACCCAAGAAAAGGATAAATGGAAGGTGTACGGCTCATGGCCATCAATCCGGGGCTATCACTCGTTTAATGTCCATACGCTAGAAAGGGATCATCCCTATGGTGCAATTAGGCTCGACCCGCGCCGCAACCCTAAAAGCATTGCGGCCGATATAAAGCGCCGCATCATGCCGCAATACCTGGACGGCCTAGCCAAAGTGCAAGCGTACATTAAGCAGCGAGCCCAAAAGCAAGAAAGCTTTAATTTGGTATGCCACACAGTAAAAACCTATTTACCTGTGAAACAAAGCAACTACCAACGCCAGCAAGGCATAACTCAATATTATTTTACTGACTGCGGGATAAATGGAGATCTGCAACTGTACGAGAGCGGCGGCGCTGGCCTAACACTGCCGGACCTCACCATTGAGCAAATTTTTTCAATCGTAAACCTACTGAAAAAGGAACAAGCAACATGCTAAAACTAGCAATCACCCCGGCGGCCATTGAGGCTGGGATCAACTTAAATGCAATGCTGCACATAGATGATCCTGATTTTACGCACCCCACTGTAGCGGACGTTCACGCCCTAAAAGATGTGTCCGGCTGGACCCGTGGCAAAATTGCCGCTCGCTTAGGGGCTAAAGATAAAGCCGTTGATAAATGGTTAGCCGCTAGTGCTGCGAGTCACCAGCCAATCCCCTATACCGCCTGGGTGACTTGGTTACTCGATAGCGGCCTGTGCTACCAAGAAAATAGCCACTGCAATGATCATGAGTTAGAAAAAATCATCACCCTGGGCAATCAGTTTTTAGACGATATTTTTCCGCAACTCGGCAAAATCGCTTTACAGGATTATGCCGCCCTCAACGAGTTAGCCATGCTGCTAACCAAACATAAAGCTAAGGAATAGCCATGAAACAACTAATAGTCGGCCAAACATACTTGGCCATAAGTGAAGCATGTGAGTTTGAAGGGTTAGAAAACGAGATCCACAAATTTGAAGAGGTAAGAAAAACAGTTGAAATCCTACCTAAGCCCGCAACAGTGTTTGAGGATGATGGCCATCGCCAGCGCGAGATCCCACTACCAAAACACTTAGCCCAGGATAACTGGTACCGAGTGAAGAACGTCAACACCAATGTCATTCACTGGCTTTGTGTGGACTATTTGAAAATAAGCCAAGTGGCTGAATCGGAGCAAGCACAATGAAAAAAATATGGGTTATTCATCTACTCGCACACTTTGGGCCATTTCTTTTTACGGGTACCGAGAAACAAGCGGAGCAAATGCGGAAAGATAAGGCCAACTATGAGCGCGAGCCAGCAAGAAAACGCCTCGCAACTGAGGATGAAATCAGGCGCAATGATCCCAGTAATTGCCTAAATCATCCGGCATACGGAAATGAGTTCAAGATTAAATATTCCGGTGAATGCGCTTACTGCGTAAAAGTCAGTAAGGCTCAACGCCGAGTGTTAGATCAAATGCTATCAATGAGGCCACAGACACCAACAGCTAAAGAACTAGGCGCACCGATGCGAACAATGCAAGCGCTAAAAGCTGAAGGCTGGATCGAAAATATCGAGTTATTTGGAGCCGAGGAAACCCACGGCAAGGAACTCGATTCAATACATTGGCAACTCACTCGCATTGCAACAAACCACAGGGGCTAATCATGGCCAAACGCAAAATAGCTGAAGTTCATTTTCAAGTTGAAGGTGAATTTATCACAGAACACATGCGGTCATTAGTGCGTGAGGGCAATTGGCGCAAAGCACTTGATGATTTAAAGCACTCTTTAATAGGTATCAATAGCGATCAATGCTTTGATATTTTATCTGGCAAGTATCAACTAAAAGGGATAAATACGGTTGATTTTGTACCAGATGATAAACACTTAGATAAAGAATGGCGCGAGGCACAATATTACACTTATTTCAGAAATGTTTTTTACCATGATGGGCAATTTTATAATCCTTACGGATGCGTAAGGTACTTAAACAAACATGACTTAGAATTAGCCATGTTAAAGCTAGAAATTGAAGAGCTACCTATTTCAACTGGTCTCAGTGGCGCCACGGAATCAGTCACAGATTTAAACTATGCCAGGGCAGAAACCTATAGAAAATCATCTAATGATTTTGTTTTTTACTCAAATGCTTATCACAACTTTGTTATATCGAGAAAAATAGAAAACCCAGATTACCCCATTTGGTTAACTAAAAATCAAGCCGCTGAGTTATCCATGCAACAGTTATCATCAAATCATTCGTTAGATGATGGCGAGTTAGATGGGATTGACGTACTGCGGGAACTGGCAGCCACTAAGCGCATAAATGACAAACTTGAGTCGGCGGGTATTGCAGCGCCAGACGCATTAGATGATACATAGTAAACCTGAAAAAATCCAAAGATTTTAGCGAAAATATCGACACGATAAAACAAGAGATAAGCAACCGCGCGGATAAGGTCGGCGGCTGGTTAACGCTTGAAAATAGTAAATCGGGTACGAAATACACTATCCCTAAAAATGCGTTTTATCGCTGGTGCCTATCAACCAGTTCAGGCTATCGCGCGATTGAATGGCAGCCTGTTTCACCTCGCGGGGTAAAAATGGGCGGTGATGATCCCAATCACACTGATTGGTGGCTGTTTACCAGGTTAAATATAGGTGATGCACATAACACTGATAATTCAGAGGTCAAATTTTTCTTTGATATGCGCCATAAATACACCAAGTTATTGACTGGGGCTGACTTGGCTCTTTTAACCAATCAAAAAGGCCATAAAGGCTTTGAAAGCGCCTTTGTTCGCCATGTGAACACATCATCAGAGATTAATTTAATCAATAACAATGATGTGGTGATCATCCCTCAAGCATCACCAGAATTTGAGGCTGTGGCTCACAGATGCGCTCAAAAAAATTGCATCTTAATAACACAAACAGGCGGCAAACTTTGCCATTTAGCAACCATTGGCCGCGAATTTGGATTAGCACTTTATTTACTACCAAATGCAGCAAGTAAATACCCAATGGGTAGCAATGTTTGCATAGACCTAGTTAAAGGCACGATGAAAACCTTAGATTTACCAATTAAAGATTTAATGCAGTTAAAGCTTACAGGTCTGTTTTATAAATAATAGATAAGGATTAATAACATGAGTATTTTTGCAGAAGTAAATGAGTTCGCCAAAGATGACGGGTTTGACGTTGAACATGCTGTATTCGTAAATAGGATTGAGAAAGTAGTCACACCAGGGATAAATATCTTGCATAAAGATGGTGATGCACCACTGTTTTTATCTGTCGATGAATTGCGCCGTATGGCCGATGAGGCAGAAAAACTCACTATTGAAATGATGAATAAATAAGGATAACCCATGAAAAACCTACACATAGGAACTAGCCCATTAACAGGGACGATTTACGCAGGTAATATCGTAGCAAATGGCACTCGATGGGGCGCGAATAAAAAAGATGTAACCATTGAGGCGTTAGTGGCTGTAGCGGAGCACGTACAACGCTTTAACGCCCCTGTAGTGATAAGCAAGGCTGACGGTACGCCTGAATATGAAATCACTGTAAAGGCTCTGAATAAGGCGGACAAATGATGAATAAGGCACACTTTGAAACCTTAAAAACATTGCAAGAAAAAGCTAAATACCTGCTGACATTAGAGATCACAACTAAACTTGAAATAGTAGAATTAACCCCTGTGTTAAAAGCCTATATCGGCGAAGTTGGCTTGCCGATATTTAGTGAAGGTAATGAAACTGAAGAGGATGTAATCAAAAAAGCGCGCGCCTGGTTAGAACAGAAGGCCGCTTAAACTTGCTCAATAAAACCCTATCCGTTAACCTTGCAAAAACATTGGAGGTTAACGGATGATCCCGCACTTACTCTTATCATTAAGCCTAAGCATTACCCCACTACCAACAACCTGGACTTACGAACAAGGCAGTGATGAATTTACTGAGGAACAATCAGCAATAGCCATCGGCCAAACCTCTGATAATGATTTTCTCTCTATCCGATGCCAGGATAAAAAATACTTGCGGATCACGGTCACAAACCACAACCACAATGAAGCGTTTAAGCCTAAAGCCTATGCCAAAATCGACCAAAACCAAGCCATAGAACTAACTGGCAAGGTCTGGCCCGTTGGCCTATCCATAAACCAGCAGTATGCGGATATTAAAGCCTGGGGAAGTGTAGAGGAATGGCTGCAAGTGATAGAACAAATGCAGCAAGGCAAGATAGTGAAGTTTAGACTGTTTGATGATCAATGGCTGGCCCAAGAAATGACCTTTGATTTAACGGGTAGCCAAATGGCGATAAAAGATGTTCTCGCCGAATGTCATGACTCTAAATTGTACTGAGGTAAATCGGACTCACGTACTTTCTTAATGGCAATTTTCAGGCTTTCATCTAAAAAATCAGTAATACCATCATCCTCGTTAATCCGGTTTGCCTCTTCGAGAAAGATGGTCTTTGCTTTAGCTGGCTCCAGCGTGTAGCGCATGCTATACAAACCAGTAATGGCAAATACCTCAATGGTTTTTTCCTGAGTAAGTAACTCCATCCTTTCTTGTGCCAATTGCATAAAGTGCTTTAGTTCACTATGGCCGATATGTTTAAAGGTAAAATTTTCATTTACGCGAACTAAATCAATAGCATGACCAACACAGTTGCGTAAACTATTCCCAATATCAGTATCAGTGCGGTATTCATTTTGCAGGGTTTCGAGTCTATCAATAACTAATTTTCTACTGATTAGATCCATTACTTACCTCACTATTATTTGCATCATTGGTAATTTCAACGCACTTGAAAATGCGACTACCGACATAAAACGAGCCCAACTTGCGGCACTCTGAAGCAATAGTATGATGAGCCTGAACCCAACCTATCCAAATACCGATAATCAATACAATAAACAATAAAAAAATATTCATTTATTGACCTTCTCAAACAGTAACGCACCGCGCGAACCGTCATGATGCAGTGGCAACAATCTACCGCTGGCAACCGATACCACAATTTCAGTCATCACATTAGGGTTCAACAGCACCGGATTAACGATCACATAATTGCCAATCATAATGTAACTAGGGCCATCACTGGCCCCAATTTGATTAATTATGCTTAGCATATTCATGCGGCTAAATCTTTCCGCTCAACCGCTTTCAAGATAGCCTGTTCTAAGCCATCAATGCCCCAATCAGGATGCCATTCAATAGACGGGATCTGAATGCTCTCACCATAGTATTTTTCAGCCCTGCCACCCTTACTGTTTTCGTGACCGGGCAGCGAAATAATCACATCGCTTGCAGCCACTAAAACTAAATCGAGTTGCATATAAACCCGATAGCTTAACCCTTTTGGCATCTTAGCCGGATTCAGCGGATTAGCACCAATAGCATCAAGCAGCCCTTCCATGCGGTTAAACGCCGGGAAATTATCCAGCGGCAAGCCAGACATAGGGCCGCTAATATAAACGTTAAGTGGCTTACGCATCATCACCGCCTTTTAGCCCTGGCGTATCTAAATTCACTGTTAATAGACGGCGAACACCTAATGTATCTGGCGTGGTCACAATGCCATTAAGCTCAAGCAGTTCTACCATTCTTGCCGCATTATCATAACTGAGTTTAAATTTTCGCTGAATGTTCGAAATACTTACCGCATTATTTGCAATGACATGCAACCTGACATTTTCATACACATCACGGTCAACGCCAGGGATAAAAAGCTGCTTATCCTCAATATGGACGATCTTATCAGCCACGGCGCTTAACCAATGATCTGAGTCATCCCTATCAAACCCAAATGTATTAATCACTAACTGGCCGTATAACTGGCGCCACAAAGTTACATAATGCTCAAATAGTGCTTGTTCGTAGTCAGCGCGATCATCGCACTCGTTAAGAGTCTCATCATCAACTAACCAGCACAGGCTTGATAAGTCGCCATTGGCCTTAATTTTGCCGCTAACATAGCGCCAACTAAAACCGGAGTCTGTTTTCATAAAGCCAGAAAAAGACGCCTCACTAAATTCAAAGAAACTTAACACATCACTTAAGCCTTCACTGGTTAAGTCAGCATTTTCTAATTTTATTTTGCACTTTTCATACTGGCCACTCAACGACCCCGAAAGCTCAAGGCCGCTTCCTATAGTGCCATTTCTTACCCATGACCTTAACTGACCACCAATCGCACTGCCAAGCTCTCTATCAGCATGAATATGTAACTCATCAGCCACTTTCTTTAATGCGGCCATGGCTAATGTTACATCGGCTTTTGAGGTACTAGAAAGCATCCCAGTGCCAAGCTTACGGTCAATCAATACATAGACAACAGAATAATGTGAAACTTCTCTGGCCAGCATATCGAGTCGAATGCTGTTACGAATCTTGGCAATTTGCTCGTCATCTAAAATGGTGCCATCTTTCTCAAGAATTTTAACGGCTTTATCAACCTGTTTTTCCCTGACTTTGGCATTAATATCACGAGTCTCAATAATCAGCCGTAATACCATAACATTGCAGTTATCAGCAGTGGCAATAAACTCATCAGTATCAGATGAGTGACTAGACCAACCAACTGAAAAATCTTTAGGATCACTATCTGCAATCGGCACATGGCGATCTCTTAATAGTGCCTGATTAAGATCAAGAATAGAGGGCAAATCTGAGCGTTCAAAAACAAAAAATGAAGCGCTTTTAAACTGAGATAGATTAATCATCGTAGTTATAATCCCTAAAACCGAGTGAAACACGGCTTAATGCTTCAGCATCAAGCTTACTTACAACATCATTTAGAATGCGCCACCACGGCAACCAATCACGGCGCCAATTCGATGCAGATACACCGCTTATTTCAATGATCCGCGAAATGGTATGGGCTGGCTTTCCATGAATAATTTGATGTTTGTGGTCTTGCATCGCCAAATAACAAAGCCCTGAAAACTGCCTGACTTTGTTTCTTTTAATGAGGTGTTCACTTGAGAACTGCTGCCAAATCAACTTCACAGCATCGGCTTCAAAGTGCCAAGAGGGATTATCAGAATAGAGATAATGCAATAGGCTGGCTTGAGGATCTTGGCAAATAAGCTGATAGATATGGGTTAACTCAAACTGCCATGGCGGCAAGGGACAATGAGAACCATAAACCCCTTTAGAACCTGTATCCGAGGGCTTGCTGATCTCTGCTACTGGCGCGAATGCTTGCTTGACAGCAAAGCGAACCTGTAAGAGCAGATCATGACTAAGCATCTATGCTGACCTGTATATCGAGCGCTTTCAGTACAGCCTCGACTTTACGTATGCCGTGATCGCGATTTTCCGATGTTTTACGCATAACAAAATGCAAAAAACCAACAGGAACCCCGGCTTTTTCAGCGATATGATTAAAATCACCTTTGCGCTTTTCCAACTCAGTTTTTAAACGCTCAAGCAATAAGCTATGCTTAACATCATTGTTATCTATCAAAAAAATTGCCCTCAAGCTATTTATTGCTTAGAATTATAATACTATTTAGACACTTTAAAAAGTATTACTTTCCTATCGGATGGGGCTATAGTTATTTCATGAAAATTAATTCTAGAAAAATCCTTGCCAGGAACCTTGACGCACTAATGCGAGAACACCAACTTAACCAAGTTGAACTTTCGAAAAGGAGTCAAAAGTACGGCACAGGTATTAATCAAAAGACGATTAGCAACTATCTGGATCAAAGTGATGATTCGGTGGCTAACCCCTGTCTTAATAAAATAGAAATTTTGGCGCAATGTTTTAAAATTGAGCCATCGAGATTGCTTAGCCCCAATTTAGAAGAGCAAAAAACACAAATTAGTGTGAATGAAGAGCTGCTTGTTAAATCAATGAGTGATGCAGTGGCGTTACTATTTGAGGCGGGTATTTTTTCGGCTGAAAACGCCCAATATATCTTGGGCTTTTCAGATGATATTGCGAAAGCAACGGCGATTATTTACAACGGTAAAGCGCAAGATCCGAATAAAATTGTATTTGATTTTATGGCTTATCTTAACGCGCGAAAGGCTTCAAATGCTCTTTAGTTTTATCCATTCTCTTAGCATCAACTCTCTGCCAACTATCTAATCTCTTCTGCCACAATATAAGCTTTACAATCCTATCGCCGGGCGGTAAAGCTTGTATTTCTGCATATTCACGCAATAAAGAACATGCCTGATAATCAAGCGATGCCCGAGTGTTCAGCATCACAATGTTATCTGTATCATTATCTATCTGATCAATCTGTAAAACTAAGTTATTATCATGCACGAAGTTGCGGCAGGCGGCTATGGCCAAACAAACAGATGTAACCAATACAGCTAATGAAATATATAATATGAGCATTTAAAAGTCCCTTTAATCGACCAACTGATTTTAGTAAAAAAACACCAACTATTGGGCTGACCATAACCCAACAATACAACAGGTAACTTAATAAAACTAATGGCTTATAATATGCCTGTAACACATTATCGCCATGATAACGATCAACATACCGCACCACATTGGTGAACACGAACAGTAAACTGGCGATTGACGCTGTAACTAGATGTAAATTCACGCGATAACGTAATATTTTAAACCCACCAAATAAACAGCCATACATCGTTACCTCGATGCCTGACCAAATGATGTACCACCATGGGCCAGTCTGACGAACCACCTCAATAATGAGATAGTTAAACACCGCAAAAGCCGCAATGATGAGCGATAAGAATCTATGCTCACCAATGCGCCAATTACAGGCCATGGCTATCATGCAAACGCACATAAACCAATTTGCAATGATAAAACCCTTGACCTCAAGCAGCATTATTTTTCCTCTTCAGGAATATTTTGCTGCTGTTGCTCTTCTGGCTCATCACCGCCGCCGCCAGGCATATAACAACCACGTTTAACATCATTTAAAAAATCACGCATAAAAACCCCTTTAATACTATGCAATTACACTTATTTTAGTGGCAGAACCACCGACTTTAACGATACCGCTAGGCGAATAAATCTCACCAACTTCAGCACTGTTAATAGGTTGACTAGCAGTATCGCTATTCTGACTAGAACGGAGTAATAATTCTGGCTCATCACCGCCGCCACCAGGCTTAAGCATGGGCAAAACGGGTGTTTGATTCGTGCCAGCTATATTAGAGTTTTGGCTCAAAACTGAATAACTATTTGATAAATTGACGTTAATCATCTTTTTGCAACAATCCTTATCCACAAATACAACAAATGACTGAGGTGCTGAATATACAGAACCACGTTTTTTTATCAACTGCTAGTAATATATTTCTATTTCAGTAATCATATATTGAATAGGATCTAATTTCTAGCGTAGAATTGGATCGCGTTGAGATTGTTTGATGTTGCATAGATCGCGGTTGATCGTTGGCGTGTACTAAAGTAGATTGGCGGGTTAGAAAGCAAAAACGCCCGCAAAATGCGGGCGTTATAAACCGTAAAAACTTTGGTCTAGCAGACGATTAATGTTACCAGCACTAACCGCCTAAAGATTTAAAGCTGTGGTAGGGACAAAAACCAAACACAACATAAACCCAAATACAGTTTTATGTTATGTGTATTTTGTCCCTGCTGCAATATTAAACAATAAAAATATTTTAATATTGTGATATTAAGGGATTTACAATGGACAACCGTTTGAGCATAAAACAGTTTTTTGATAAAGAATATTCATCAAGCGCAGAAGAAATCCTCAATACTCATCTATCTGATCTCAGTTTCATTGCTAATGAGCTGGATATCGATATTTATGACGCCATCAATGTCATCAGTGTTCCAACCTCAATCGGTACTGAAGATAAATACAGTGATAAAGAAGGCGCCAGATTTGTTAAAAACAAAGATATGCGAGGCCGCGCTGCAATTTGGGTAAGACTCAAATCGACTAAAGGCGGTATTCAATACCCATTCATAACCCTGAAAGCCAAGGGGCAAGTGCGAACCTGGTCGGGATATGAACCATTCAAAGAAGCCTATACTCGACAAAAAGCCATAGCTGGTAATAGCCAGGCACAACAGCAAATAGATGCCGCGCAACTGGCAAAGAAAAAGGCGGCAGCCGAACGTGAAGTCGAGCGCCAAAAAAAATTAGCCGCGGCTAAAATTGAAGCCGAAACCAAAAAAGCAAAATCACTTCAGCTTTATAATGAATATATGGCCGCCTATGCGCGGGCATCAACTTCAGATGGCACTGAACCTTACTTAGTGACTAAATCACTCACTGGGCTGGTAAAGCGTCACAGTAATATAAAAACCCTCTTTGAATACTATGACCGCACACTAGACGAGTGGCGGCCAATACTGACCGATGAAATACCGCATAATGCGAAAAAAATTACCGTTGTACCTCTAGCCCGGCTTGGTTCACTCCCAGCCGGGCTTCAGCGTTTATCAGCAGAGGGTAAATATCAAACTCAGGCAGTTAACGAGGGTGATTACTCAGAAGCATTTGCACTAATTGGCCCACCCCTTAACAACGGTAAGCCAATCGATATTTGTGAAGGGTTCGCCACCACTCTATCAACTCAAGCGGTGACAGGTAATTCAACACTGTTTGGCGTTTCTGCTGACAACGTTAAAAAATTGGTACCGATTATCCTGGCAGCATATCCAGAATCGAAAGTTAGACTGATCTCCGATAATGACCATGCTAAAGCGAAAAAAGGATCAGGTAATAAGGGTATGTTAATCGGCATGGAAGTATTGCAACTCCATGGCCATAAACCTAACTTAAGTGTATTTATCCCCAAAGTTAAAGACTTGCCAAAGCCCGGAACAGATACCAACGATATTCATGTTTTTCATCCGTTAGGGTTAACAGAACTAGGGCGCCAGTTAAGAGCCAAAGAGCAAAATTATAAAGTATCTAGTTTTGATGACAGGTTTCAACTAGCGCTGGCTCGATTTACCTGCTTGCCACATGCACAGCAAATTAAAGAGCACAATCTCAAGCCTGTTATTTTATCTGGACTAGCGTTAACCCCGTCAAAATATGCAGTTGATGATATTATCAACAGCATCATCGGAGCTGCTCGCAAAGCGGGCCACAATATCAATATCAAGCTGGTTAAAGCGATGGTATTCAAAAACCTAAAAGGTGCGGTTTGGTCAGCACAAAAAAGCCGGGCTTTCAGTCGTAAAAAACTACTTGGCCCAAACATCATTTATCGCCACTTCAATACATCAAAGATCACCCCTGAAATTTTTGATTACATCAATAATATTCAAAATGGCCAGATCATTATCAGGGCACCAATGGGATCAGGTAAAACCCAAGGGCTGATAAAACCACTCATGGATCAACCTGGCCGCGCAATTTATCTGGCACATCGAGTCAGCCTGATTACAGGGGCCACTTCAGCGCTAAATAAGCGCGTTGATAAGTTTGGCAACACTACCTGGCTAGATGAATCATTATCGGTAAAACATTACCGCAATGATCTGACGGCTGAGTCGGCGCCATTTATACAAAAACTGGCCTGTTGTATAAACAGTATCGTGAACCCGATCCCCGATGCGGTTTGTCAAAACCTAGACCAATTGTTTTTAGACGAAGCGGCCCAAATGCTGAACTCTATTACGATTGATGGGGCGATGTTTGCACCACAATTAGTATTTAAAAAGTTAGTAAACCTTATGGTTAATACCAGAAGAGTTATTTTATGTGATGCCGATGCCAATGATAATTTGATTAATCTATGTGAACTGGCGGCAAAGCAGCGTGAAGATCAGACAATCCACATCATAGAGTTAAAGACTGACTGCCAGAATATCGAGTTAAACCATACTGACCATGCCACGCTGGTTTCAAACATTGAACAAGCGGCAATAAACAATCAGCGTATTGTGATTGCAACCGATAATTGTGCTGAAGCCGATGCAATGCATCAAATGCTGATTGAGGCCACGAACGGCGGCAATGGGATGATCATTACTGGCCAAAACTCAGGTGATACTAAACAACAGCAGTTTTTAGAAAACCTGAATAACTATGTCGACAAAAATGGTAATACTGTCGAACATAAAAGCCAGGGCAAACCTTGGCTTGAGCACGAAGGTTATCAATGGCTAATTTATAGCCCAGCGATCACATCCGGCGTTTCAATCGAAGTCGATTATTTTGATTCTCACTTTGGCCGTTTTTCTGGTATTTCAATTTCGCCGAGTGAAGCCATTCAAATGCTACGCCGGGACAGAACAGCCAAAAAATTCACCGTGGGCCTAAAACCTTCTCAAAACAATGCAGAAACCGACCCTAATCGTATTATCAGCGCATTTTATAAAGCTGAATCAGAAAAAAATAGCATTCAATATGAAATCAATGATGATTTTCAGACCATTGTAAAAACAGCAGATCCCGACTTTGACCGAATGAGAGCATTAGCCCTGGCAAATATCGCCAGTGCAAAGGCAAACTTTGCTAATAATATCCTATGGGCCATGTATTCAGATGGCTATAACGTGCGCGCAGCAGAGGCAAACGATTTAGATAAAGAGCATGGTAAGTCTTTGATTGAATCGAGCCGTGAACTGGCGAGAGAATCATTAATCAACTTGGTCCTAGGTGTCAGTTCTCCATCCGATGAACGCCTATCAAGCCTGAACAGCAAAAAAATGATTTATGGCTTAACGGCAAGTGAACAAGCAGAAATAGTACGCCATGAAATTGAAATGAAAATGCAGGTACCTGTTACCGATGAAAGCATTCTGCTGCATAAAAATGGTTTTCTATCACAGCTAAAACGGGCTGAACTGTTATTCATTGAACAAGATAAATTAGCTGTTTTTGACAATGAGCAAAAAATTAGCGGCAGAGCTGCCAGCCGCTTAGACCACGCCAGCAAACGCGCTAATGCACTTAAGTCGATGTTTGATTTAATGAGCTTAGATGTTGAAACTGGAACAGGCCAAGCGAGCAGCGATCAGATTAAAGCAGTTTTTGATTATTTCACTTCAGATGATATGCGCGATATACACAACTCAGTGTTACGCATAGGCTCGCCTGTACGCGCAAATTCAATTAATCATGTAGATCCTACTAAGTGGGTTCAAGGCGCATTTGAACGCTGTGGATTGAAGCTAGAACGTTCTGAGCGTAAGAGAATTGATGGCCGTAGCATGTGGCACTTTAGAATTAACCCGGCCAGCTTTGCATTACTGAAAGAAACCATGAAAAGACGAAAAATAGCAGAAGTCTTTGACTGGATAATTTCCCCGGTAAATACCGCACAAACTGGCACAACCAAGGCAAAAAAGGATCAAGCACAGCCCTGTAATACTCTTTTAACCCTGCGAAATGTTATGCACAAACAAGAAAGCGTTATAAAACGTACACTTAGAGGCGTTTCTGACTTCCTCAATATACCTGCTGAATACATTAAAACGCAGATTAACAGGCAAGATATTCGCGATTTCAATGCTGGTCGGACAACATTAGATGAGTTAGCCACCATGATCCGTGGTTTATGGGATTTTGACGGCCTAACGTATCGAAAAAAATCGCTAGAACAGGTTATTTTTTAACCCGAAAAAAAATAATTTCCCACAAAAAAAATACCCGCCTAAATAGGCGGGTTTAGTGCTTTCTAAAACCAATGGTTTTTTTTATTGGCTAAATGACTCATACCATTCATTGAGTTTTGCACCTTCGGCCCAACCGTTCGCCGTTGGTGCGCCCAATGCCTTACCATCAATCTTGATATTTTTGCGGGCATAGCTTGCGAATTTAGTAGCTATTTTCGTTGGTGTACCGTCTTTATCAAGTTTTCCTTTTTCGGCATCATCTTTTAATGAGTTCTCTAACTCGATCAATGTCACTCGATTTTCAAGTAAGTTAATAAACTCATCATGAATGGTATGCCAGGCTTTTGCCCTGCTATTCCATCCGCTGCGATCAAAGCTTTTTAGATACTCAAGTAAAGCAGCATCAAACGGGGATAAATCACTGCCATCATCTGTTGTTTCGGCTTCAGGCCGATGCACAAAAATAGTATCAACGGCATCACTGGCTTCAAAACCATCATAATGCTCTTGAGTGCTAAGATCCCCGCCTGTATGCCCTAATGCTTGGGCTCGATATGCTGCCTTAGTTTGATTGCTTTTTGCTGCCTCATGGTAACTAAGCTCGGCCCAAATTGCCCTGGTACTCTTAAAAGTCATATCCGGGCCAAGCACTATTTTTGCATGATGATTGAGCGTACTCGCGTATTTTGATGAGACAGCGCCATTATGCGGAATATCAAAAATATCGCCCTCAATGATAGTTTTAGTTTGTTCAACACCACTGCGGTCAATGAATGAAACCGTTTCCGCTTTAAGTCTAAGCCTTAGTTTTTTAAAGGCTTTTAATACTAAGTCTGCATCGACTAGCGAATGGATAGGGTAAGGCTTTAACTCTTCAAATAACTTGCGGTTTTTTGTCTTTAGTTGACCTGAAAACAATAATGTTGATTGGTCTATTTTTTTGAAATTTCCGGTGCGAAAAATCTCTGTTAATCGGCGCCCGGTAGCAAGTGCCAGGGCAAACCCAAGCTCACCTATCGTTGGTGTCTTATTATTAAACGTGTCGCTAATAATGCGTTTTATCCAATGTGGGTTAATCTCCACTTTATTGTTATGTGTCTTTTCAAGCCTTTTCGATTGTTGCTCTTCTTTCTTCTCTGAAACGATACTTGGTACGATCAAGTTATAGTACAAGGCAAAGTGAATCTTTAGTGAATTAAGGGCCATGCCAAACTCACTTTTTTTATCAACCTGGCTTTTAATTTTTATCAAGTTTTCATGCAAATCAATACTAGGTAAATCTGGGTTTAGAAGTTCGGCTAAATCACTCCTAATGTCTGAAAAATCATAGATTATCTTATCAACTGATTTTTTCAACAGGTGATGTTTAATCCCTTTATGAATAATCGTTTGTCGGTAAATACTGAGGGTATTTGCAAGCGTAGCATAAGAGCATTTTGGTACCCCTTCAAGCTCACCCGTTCTAGGGTTCACATACCATCCAAGGCGCCGCAATTCATCACGAACCACCCTGGCGCACATCGTTGTTATATAACTCGATTGCTTATCTTCTGGCAGGGTTAAAGCATGTTCATGGGTATTGCTAACAAAGTCGGCAATATACTTCTTTCTAGCTACTGGTTTAGTACCTTTACTCATTTTCGTCACCTTTCCTTAATTTAACTATACACAAGTTCAATGTAGACAATAGACCATTCGCCAACTATACGCAAGTTAAACTTTTATAAAC